GCAAAAGTATTTTGATCAGGCAATCAGTGGTAACTGGTCATACAATCCTGAAAATTATGAAGATGGTCAAGTGCCTGTATCAGTGATGGCGCAAGACTTATTACAAACTTATAAACTTGGTTGGAAGACGAGCTACTATCAAAACACATACGATAGTAAGAGAGAAGAAGAAGAACCAGCACATAACATTGGTTGGAAAGATGAACAACCAGAAACAAAAGAAGAGGACGATCCAGAAAACTGTGATTCGTGTACAATTTAATGAAAACTGTATTTAACAAAGACAAGAAATTAAACACTTTAAAACAACCAATGTTTTTTGGTGATGATTTAGCAGTTCAAAGATATGATAGTTTCAAGTATCCTGCTTTTGATAGATTGGCACAACAACAATTAGGATTCTTCTGGAGACCTGAAGAAGTGTCTTTACAGAAAGACAGAAACGACTATGCTCAATTGTCAGAATCACAAAAGTTTATATTTACTTCAAATCTTAAATATCAAACAATGTTAGATTCTGTACAAGGTAGAGGGCCATGTATTGCGTTTTTACCCTTTGTATCTTTGCCAGAATTAGAAGGTGCTATAGTTGCGTGGGACTTCATGGAGACCATTCATAGCCGTTCATACACTTACATTATCAAAAATCTGTACTCAGACCCCTCGGAAGTATTTGACACGATTATAGAAGACGAGAAGATTGAGAAACGTGCAAAATCCGTCACTGAAGCATATGATAGATTAATTGCTATAGGATACAAGTATAAGTTGAACCCTAAATCAGTTGATGAATACGAATTAAAAAAGGCATTATGGCTTGCTTTAGTAAGTGTAAACATACTTGAAGGATTAAGATTCTATGTATCGTTTGCTTGTTCATTTGCATTTGGTGAATTAAAACTTATGGAAGGTTCTGCTAAGATATTATCATTAATTGCTAGAGACGAAAGTCAACACCTTGCAATGTCACAAAATATAATTAACAATTATAGAAATAAAGAAAATGACAAAGTGATGAATAAGGTAATAAAAGATTGTGAAGAAACGGTTTATAAATTATACGATGACGCAGTACAAGAAGAAAAACGTTGGGCAACTTATTTGTTTCAAAAAGGTTCTATGATAGGATTATCAGATAAATTATTACATCAATATGTTGAGTACACAGCAAATAGAAGAATGAGATTTATTGGATTAACACCTAAATATGAACAATCAACTAATAACAACCCATTACCATGGACACAACATTGGTTTAATAGTCGATCATTACAAAATGCTCCACAAGAAACTGAAATAGAAAGTTATGTTATTGGTGGTGTAAAACAAGACGTTAAAAAAGATCAATTTAAAAAGTTTAAACTATAATGAGTAGAGATAGAACAAACATAGCAGATTTAAAATGTCCTGAATGTGAGGAAGAATATTCTGTTAAATGGCGTGATGAAGAAATAGAACCTACAACATGTCCATTTTGTGGTGCTGAGTCGTTAATTGAAGAAGAGGATGCTTATTTTGAAGAAGACAAAGACGACATTTCAGATTGGAATTGATTACAGTTTAACAAGTCCTGCTATTTGTGTATGCAAGGGTAAGTTTGATTTTAAAAACTGTAATATATATTATTTAACAAACGTAAAAAAATATGAAGGTAATTTTTATAATGGACAAATAAATGGCAGACTTCATCTACCCTATACCACCGAGACACAGAGGCACGATCAGATTTCAGATTGGGCGATTGATATTATTAACGGTCATACTAACAATATTTTTATAGAAGGATATAGTTACGGCAGTAAAGGACTTGTATTCAATCTAGCAGAGAATATGGGTACTTTAAAACATAAACTATACAAACTAAACAAAACATTTGAAAGTATTGTTCCAGGTAAAGTTAAGAAAGTTGCCACAGGAAAAGGTAACGCAGATAAACTTAAAATGTATTTGCAGTTTAAATCAGATACAGGTATTGACTTGATGAAAGAGTTTGATCAGACAAAACTAAATAATCCAGTTACAGATGTAATAGACGCTTATTATATAGCAAAGGCAGGATATGAAAATAATACAATTTGATAAATCAAAAGCACCAACAGCTGTTTTAGACGCAATAAAATCAGAGCATGAGATTATTAACTTATCAAATGTAACTAAGTTTGATTACACACATTTTTATGAAATGAAAAATGCAGATTTTTTTATTAATAATGGAACATTTGGAAGTAATCACCCCAAAAGAGAATGGAAACCAAACGCAGATAATCATAAACTAGCAGTTGGTAATCACAGAAACGATCTTGTCAATATGTTTGCACATCATTATGGCAAACCAATTATTCATTTTGAAAGTGCTACACTTAGTAGAATTAAATGTAACTACATCAATAGATTTTATAAAAAAATATCACCAAGATTTTATAGAATGGGTTTAAATCATTGGGTGTTTAGTCATACTAAATGGTGTAAACCTATTAAGGGAAGATTAGAAAAAGTTTTGAAGTATATAGAAGACGAGAATAATATTCAATTTCAAAATGTATTTAATCATAAATGGAAAAACAACAAAGACGGATATATTTTAATTCTACCTGGATTAGAAGATGACCCTACTAGTTCAATTCCTGTAGATAAATTTGTTGAACAATCAGTAAAGACACTTAAACAAATTACAAAAAGAAAAATAGTAGTTAAAGCACATCCTCATAGTAAGTTGACATATAACAATTTAGATGTTGAAGTATTAACTGGTGACAGTAGAATCGTTGATCTTAAAAAACAAGTTTATTGTGCTGTACTAGATAGTAGTACTAGTATATTTGAATTAACAGAATTAGGTATTCCTGCTATCACAACAAAACATAGTTTTGGAATGTTATTAGGTAATACCGATTTAACAAAGATAGAAAATTTACACTATGCAAATAGTGATGATGTTTTAAAATGGTATGAACGTATGGCTTCAACTGAATTTACGATGTCAGAATATGAAGACAAAGATTTTATTTTTGCTAGAATAAAGGAGTTATTAAATGAGTAATATAAAAGGATTACCTAAACACTTAGGTGGACATGGTAATGTAACACATATAGATTCTGGATTGTTGAATTTTGCAAAAGATGAATTGAAATGTAAAACGATGTTAGATATAGGATGTGGACCAGGTGGTATGGTGCATGAGGCAAACAGATTAGGATTAAATGCAAAGGGTGTTGATGGTGATTTTATAACTAAAAGAGAAAAGCCAGAGTTGTTTATAATGCATGATTTCACAAAAGGTAAGTTGAACTTAGATGAGAAATATGATTTGATCTGGTGTTGTGAGTTTGTTGAACATGTTGAAAAACAATATGAAGATAATTGGATGACTCTAATGCAAAAGGGAAAATATATATTTGTCACTTATTCAGAACCAGGCAAACCAGGCCATCATCATGTTAATTGCGAACCATTAGAGTATTGGATAAAATTATACGAAAAATATGGATTTAAATATAGAGAAGATTTAACAAAACAATCTAAAGAAATTTCTACAATGAAACGAGAATTTTGGAAAGATACAGGATTAATATTTGAAAATGTCAATTAAATTAGTTACAACATATAACGATACATTATATAAAGATTATGCTTTTAGATTTTTTCAAACATACAATTGGAAGTTTGAATTAAAACATTATAATGAAGATAGAAACATGTATGATCTTATTCCAGATTGTAAAAAGTTTGTTGATAGAAATAAACATAGAAACGATCAATCATCATACAAAGAGAAAAATACAACTTTCATAAAAGATGGTGTAAGATTTTGTTATAAAGTTTATGCTTACACACATGAGATATTACAGGCAAGTAATGGTGTTGATGGTATTATAGGAATTGATGTTGATAGTGTATTTTATAAATCAATTGATGAAGATTGGATATTTAAGAACATACATAGAAACGATTGCATGATGACTTATTTAGGAAGACCTAACTTTAGTGAGACTGGTTTTTTATATTTCAATATGAAACATCCTCAAATTAAAGATTATGCCAGAGAAATGAAACGAATGTATGATGAAGATTTAATATATAATCTACCTGAACACCATGATAGTTATATTTGGGATCATGTAAGAAAACAGTTTGAAAGTAAAGGTGTTAAGAACTATAATATAGGTGATGGTAAAGGTGGACACATTCAAGCAAGATCAATATTAGGTTCTATATACGACCACACAAAAGGACCAAGAAAACTAAAAGGTAGAAGTCCAGAGGCAAGAGTATGATAAACATTTTTATAGGAATGGATAGTAAAGAAAAAGTGGCATACAATGTTTTAAGTTACAGTATAATAAAACATAGCACTAAACCTGTTGCAATAACACCTATCTATTTACCTAATATTAAAGATGACTTTGTAAGAGAAAGAGGCAACCTCTCATCAACAGAATTTAGTTTTAGTAGATTTATAATACCACACCTTATGAACTATCAAGGATGGGCATTGTTTATGGATTGTGATATGCTAACGTTTGCCGATATAAATGAGTTATG